CAAAATCGGGTACGTTTCTAAAATAGAATGCCATTTTTAGTAACCTATTTCGCTAGAAGAATCGTCATAATCTTTTGCGTATATTGGTTCAAGTTCCATAAATTGTAAACTTAAAGTATACGAAAACATTGAGTGACTTTTATTGTCTCCATCTTCCATAAAATCTTCATTGAACGTCATATAAGAACCATCTGGAGTGTAGTCAACACTGCACGCTTGTAATGCACATTTCTTTATTTTGTTAATTCCCTTGTGTGGTTTTCCCTGATAGAAATATGAGATTTCATAAACACATGGAGCTTTTAAAAACAAATCTTTTGGAGTAGTTACTACTGCCATAGTTTGTTTAAAAAATCTAATAATTCCTTTTACTTGTTCTGCCTCTTTTATAGATCTTGGTGATAATTTAAAATTAAATGTAAAAGGTCTCAGTGTTGGTCCATCAAATAATAGTTCTAAATTTGGATTTACAATTGCACCAGTTAATCTTGCTGCTAGATTTGTTTGTACTGCTTGTTCTGCCGCATATAATGCCACAAAGTTTTTTATTTGTGATGACGTTTCACCACTCTGAGTTGTCCTTAAAGCATTTTCTAAAGCTGCTGTAGCACCTTCTGCACCATTGTTTATAGTTCCTAGAGCTAAATTTGCCCCACCCATTTGTAAAGGTGTTATTGTCCCTTCATTCCATTTAACACCATTTTGGTCTGTGATTGATGGTTGAATTGGAAGTCTTACTGATCCTTTTATTTCTTGCTTTAAATCACGCTCTTTAAAACTAAAGATATTTCCACTTGCACCATTAACATCTCTACCGCCATATTTAAATGCTTTGAAAATAATGTAATCTATTGATTGTGTTCCATCGTTTAATGGGTATCTATAATCTGCATAATTATCTCTTTGACCGACACCTTCAAAGTTTAAATTTGCTATTCCAGTTAAATCTACTGGAGTTGATGTACTATCTTGATCATTTTGATTTCCTACATCACCACCAGTCGGTGGAGTATCTGCTGGATTTGTAGATGGTGCTGGAGTTATAACTCTAGTTTGTTCTTCTTTTGAAGTTATGCCACTATTTTCAAGTGTTCTTGTTACCTCTGTAGAGGTATTTTGATATAATTTTCCATTTTGGTTTGTTAAAGAACTTGCTTCTGAAGCACTTAAAATTTGCTTTCCGTCAGAAGATTTTAATAAATCCCAAGATGTTCCATTATTTGTTCTTGCTACTGGAACCCAACTACCATTTCCAGTTACTACTCCAGTTAAATTATTTACTCCTTGCCACTTATATAATGTAGTTGTTCCTCCAGTAACTGCAGTTCCTCCAGATTGCTGAGAAACTGCAGTAGATGTCCTATAAAGACCACTAACTCCAGTGGATGATCTAGCACTTCCACTAGTTTTAGATGAAAATTCTCCACTACAAATTTGACCTTGGGGACATTGAAAGTTTCCTGCCATTATCAGTTCCCCCTAAAGTCTAAATCATTTTTGCCGTATCCTTTATAATTTCTTACTCCTCTTAGCATTTTCTTAAATGTTTTGTTAGTGTCTTTCCAAACATCAGTTACTAAAATGGATTTTTCTCTACCTTCTTTTATTGATACAAAAGATTCAATTGGTATATTTATGGCAGTCATCCATTCGTCAAATGCTATATCTAATAATAAACCTTTAATTTGATTCATATTATATTTAGACACAGAACTATATGGTAAATTTAATCTACCCTCCATTAAATTTTCTGTTATTATTTGTCTCTTAATTGGGTCAATATAATGTAAATTACTTCCAGTAAAAGAATTTCCAGAGGTTGAAATTACATATACTAAAGGATTTCTATCAAAATATTTTAAATTTTTTGATGATGCTTCATACTGAAACATCATTAGATGACCAGATTTTGGAATTCTTCTTAGTACATTTTTATCTTTATTTTTTTCTTCTCCATTATCTTGTTGCTCATCTAATATTAATCTTTGTGGATCATTTTTATATTTTTCTGATAATCTTTTAAAGGCTCTTCTGTAGAAAATTGATGATCTTCCCTTTCCTTCTAGGTTTACTTCTTCGTTAATTTCTTCAAACAGAGTTTTTTTAGACATTATTTTATACCTAAATCATCTTCTGTTATAATTTTAAATTCTAAAAGTCTATCTTTACACCACTCTTCTGCAGCCTTCCATTTGGCTTTATTTACTTCATATAACTGAGATTCATATAAAAAAGATTTTGTTATTCTTGATTTTTTCTTTGGTGGGGCAGTTTGTCTTTTTGGTTTTACTTCAACTACGTATGTTTTTATAGACCCTCTTTTATCTCTCATCTTTACTATAAAGTCTGGAAAATACTTATGAACTTTTCTATCAATTGGTGATATGTAAGGAATAAAAAATTCTTCACTTGCCCATTCTAAAATATTTTCATTTAAGTCACACCATTGACAAAATTTGCGTTCCCAACTACTTCTACAAATAATATTATTAGGATTACCTTTATATTTTTGTGGGTTTGATGGTCGGTACTTGCTTTTTATACTTTCGTTCATAAATTAACTACATAGTATATAATAGTAAAAATATTTATAGATGGCTGGTAAAAGTCTTCCACCAATAAATCCTGGAGTATCCATGTCTAGAATAAAAAGCAGGTTATTGCAACCTGCTTTGACTTCTAATTATTCTGTTATAATTACTCCTCCAGGTAAAGCATCTTTTCCTAGACAATCTGGAGATAAAGGTTTTGCCTTATCATTTATAGAAACTCAATTGGGTGAACAAATAGATAATGAACTATTAGAATTATCCTGCTCTGAAGCATCTCTTCCAGGATCATCTTTTGCAACTATTGATATTAGTAATGATTATATGGGAATAACACAAAAACATGCTTATAGGAGATTATATGATGACAGGGCAGACTTTACTTTTTATGTAACTCAAAATAGTAATTATTATCAAATAAGATTTTTTGAAGCATGGATGAGATATATTGCAAATGAACAGTATATTCAAGGAGTGTCTGCTAATGATAAATTATCGGGGGCATCAATATCTAGAGTTCAATATCCAGAATTTTATAAATCAATTATTCAAATTGCCAAATATGAAAGAGACTATGGAACAGGAAGATCACCGACATCACCAATACTAATTTATAAATTTATAGAGGCATTTCCTATAAGTATTAATTCTATTCCAGTATCTTATGAATCTTCTTCTTTATTAAAAGTTACCGTATCTTTTTCTTATACTAGATATGTCATTGATGACTTGACTACAGTTGCAGAATCGACAGTACCAAGTAGAAATCCAAATTCAATTGGAAATCCAGATGTTCCTTCTGGAACAACAACAGTACAGTTAAATGGACCAAGATCTACGGATATACCTAGAAATGTTACTTTACAAGATGGAAGATCTACATTAGCCCAATTGAATGATGGTGTATAAGTTCTTAAAAGCACAATAAATAAAGTAACTGAATTTTATAGGAGATTATGCCTTTACCAAAAATTTCTGCCCCAACATATGAGTTGGAATTGCCTTCAACTGGTCAAGTTATACAATATAGACCTTTTTTAGTAAGAGAAGAAAAATTATTAGTTCTTGCTTTAGAAAGTGAAGATACAAAACAAATTACTACAGCAATTAAAACAGTCATTAAAAATTGTATCATTACAAAAAATATAAAAGTAGAATCGTTACCAACTTTTGATATTGAATATTTGTTCTTAAATATTCGTGGAAAATCTGTTGGGGAAGAACTTGAAGTTAATATTATTTGTCCTGATGACGAACAGACTACAGTGCCTGTGACTATTAATATTGATGATATTCAAGTACAAAAAAACGATAAGCACAAAACGCAGATTAAAATTGATGACTCTATAATGATGGAAATGAAGTATCCTTCATTGGATCAATTTATTAAGAGTAACTTTGATTTTAGTGGTAATAGTAATATGGAGCAATCTTTTGATTTAGTTGCTTCTTGTGTCGATAAAATTTATACTGAGGATGAAGCATGGTCTTCCTCTGATGTAACTAAAAAAGAATTAATAGAATTTTTGGATCAGATGAATTCTTCTCAATTTAAAATGATTGAAGAATTTTTTGACACTATGCCAAAACTTTCTCATGAAATTAAAGTTACTAATCCAAATACTGGGGTTGAGAGCACTGTCGTTCTGGAGGGTCTGTCGAGTTTTTTCGTATAGCCCTGGTCCACATGGACTTAGAGAATTATTATAAATTAACTTTCTCTTTAATTCAGTATCATAAATATTCATTAACAGAGATTGAAAATTTGATACCGTGGGAGCGGGATATTTACGTTACTTTATTGAAGGCTCACTTGGAAGAAGAAAAACTTAAACAGCAACAAAATGGCGGCTAATAAACCAAAGTTTATCGATAAATTTTGGCCAATATCTACTATTGTAGCAAGTAGAACTGGGCAATACAAAAAAATACTTGCTCAACGAATGGAGAAGAGCAAGTATTTAATCGAGAATAACTTTGGTGTAAAGGCAGATAAAGTAGTAGATACTTTTATTAAAGCATATTTGTCTTCTGATAAGGATTATCCAGCACCAATTGAGTCTGTACAAAATCCACAATCTAATAAAGACTTTAGTTTACGTGATCAATATATTTTATTTTTGTGGAATTATTATGTAAATGATAAAAGTAAAAAAACAAAAATACCAAAAGAAGTTCCTCCCAAAGAACAGTCTAAAGGAAATATTCCAGATCCTTCGGGTGCATTAACCTTATATGAAGGTATCAAAGAAGAAGATTTAATTAATGAAGAAATTGATGAAAGAATATTAAAAATACTTGGAATACAAGATGTTTTTGATATTGATTATGGTACTTATTTGAGTTTGCTAAAAGAAAAATTAGTAACCATAAGTATGGGGGATAAAAAAATCCCCAGAGAAGAGCAGATATTATTACAAGATGAATTTAAAAGAGTAAAAGGAAAAGTTGGTAGATTTAAAGTAAGAAGTAAAAAAATAAATGCTGATAATATTGGAACAACAGGTCCGATAAGAGTATCAAGGCAGCAATATTTTCTTGCTGGAAAAGTTTCTGTACCTGATGTTTCTAGAGAATCTGCAAACATTGGAAGCTCTATAAAAAAAGATATAGAAGCAATAAAAAATTCTATAGTTTCTATTGCCTCTCTTCTTGCATCTCAAAATAAACTGATTCAAAAAGATGCGGATAATCAAAGAAAAATTGCTGAGAATTTAAAAAGAGGTAAAAGAGAGGAAGACCTAGAAAAAAAAGATAACAAGTTAAAAACATTAGCATCAAAAGTCTTAGCACCATTCCAAAGTATTCTCGATAAAATAATTAATTTTATTGTTTGGACTTTACTTGGTCGTTTGATGGTCAAGTTTATAGATTGGATATCAGATAAAAAGAATAAAAAGAAAATTGATACTTTAGTTAGATTTATTGGTGATTGGTGGCCTGCTTTATTGGGGGCATTTCTATTATTCGCAACTCCTTTAGGTGGATTTGTTAGATCCATTATTGGAACGGTTGCTAAATTAACATTTAGATTAAGCAAATTTGCGATTCCAAAATTACTCAACTTTGTAAAGGCAAATCCTGTTGCGGCAGCTCTTATTGGTGGTAGTATTGCTGTTGGGGTTGGTGCTTATGCATCCACACAACAAGTAGATAAGACTAGAAAAGAAAACAAAAAATCAGATCCTTCTACAGTACTACCTCAAGAAACTGCAAAAACTGGTAAAGCACCAGGTGCTGCACAGTTATCGCAAGAGCAAATACAAAGTCGTGGATTTAATATGTTTAGGGGTGGAGGACTAATCCCTAAATTTGGAGATTATCAAAAACCAACTCCAATTAGAGATATTGGATTTGAAAGTGGTGGTGCTATAACCGATGATACTGGTGTTAGAATTGCTGGTGCTGGAAAGGATACTCAATTAATTGCTGCTCAACCTGGAGAGATTGTTATTTCTAAACCAGCAGTTGATAAGTATGGGGCAAACTTCTTTTTAGGATTAAACAAGTCTGGTGGGGGAACCAATGTTCCTAAGATGGTGAACAATATTCAACTAGCTGCTGGTGGAGGAATGGTTGGAACAATAGTTCCAGAAAAACCATCTGCTGCTGCTAAAAAATCTGTTTTTAATCCTGAGGTTGCTAATAAAAAATCTATGATGGGTCTTAATAATATTATGAATGTGACTAATTCTTTTGACCAAAATAAAAAAATGACAACTCCAACAAAAATGTTTGGAGATACCGCAGATACTTTACAAAATACACCAACTACAAATAAAAAATCAAATCAAAAAACATCTTCCATTAAACCATTTTCCCTTAAACCATCAAGAATACAACCAAATAATAAACCATCCAATTTACAAATATCTAATGATACAAACTCAGTTCCGATAAAAGACGCTGCGTTACAATCATTTAGACCATTATCTCAAAAAATGCCTTTCATTGTACCATTCATTAATAATGCAATGACAATGATAAGTGGTGTGGGTGATACTTTAGTCGATCTTAGAAAAAGAAATATTAATATACAACCAAATATTAAGCAGTATATTCCAGAACCACCTAGTGTAAAATCAAAATCAAATATTATTACATTACCACCTGTTATAAAACAGTCAACTGAATCTTCTGGAACTAAAATGAGTGCTATAAGAGATGTGGAAGATTTCCCTGCATTTATGATGAGTTCTCATCGAAAAAATAATATTCAAATATACGGAATAGGTGGTATAAACTAAAATGGCTGTACTAGATCCTAAAAAATTATTACCATCTTCTAAGGAAGAAAATAAAAGGGCATCTTATAGTAATGCTACTAGATTTTTAGTACCAGCAAAAAATGTGCAGTATAGGGATACTGCACCAGTTTCTCCAGAACCTGATGAACAAGAATCTAACATTGATTTAAAAAAAGATGTTTTAATTATTAAAGAAAAAGTAATATCTATAGAGGATATTTTAAAAAAGAGTTTAGATTTACAAAAGAAAACTTTAATAGGAAAAAGTAAAGATTTAGAAAATAGAAAAAGAGCAAAAAAAGAAAGTATTTTAGAACAAAAAAAAGATAAACCTGTTCTAGGTGGATTATCTGTTCCCACTAAAAGAATGGGACTACTTGACAGCATTAAAAATTTTGTTACTAGTACTTTACTTGGATTTGTTTTAGTAAGACTAGTAAAATATCTCCCACAAATAATTGATTTTGCTAAAAAAATAACTCCAGCAATAACTTTTATTGAGAGTTTTGTTGGTGGAATGGCTAATAAATTAATTAGTTTTATTGAGATTGGATATGGTGTATATGATAAAGTCAGAGATACTATTAAAAATATTGGTGGAGAGAATCTTCAAAAAACTTTTGATCAATTTTCTGGGCAGTTAAACACTTTTATTAATCTTGCTATAATTGCTGGAATGTCCACCATGGGTGGAACTGATTTTGGAATGGGTAAAAAAAGTCCAAAGGGACTGCCTACTAAACCTGGAACAAAACCTACAGCACCATCAAATCAATCTCTTAACAGATATTTAAATCGAGGGAAGGAAGCAAAATTAATTGAAAGAAAATTTGGTAATAGTGCAGCAAGATATTATGAAGAACTAAGAGACTCTGGTAAAAATTCTACACAAGCATTCAAAGAAGTTAAAAGAAGATTTCAACCAAGAGGATTATTTAATCGCAGAAATATTTCTGGACTTGCTGGAGAAGGACAAACTGCTGGGCAAGTCGGTAGGAGAGGGCTTGGAAGAACTGCAACTAGATTTGCTACAAAGAACTTTGGTAAGGGTGGGGCAAAAATTGCTAGTGGTGCTACTAAAGCACTCGGTAGATTTCCTATTATTGGACCTTTAGTTGATTTTGCTTTTAGATATTTTGTTCTTAGAGAACCACTTGGTAAATCTGCTGCTGGTGCTGTTGGTGCTGGAGTTGGGCAAGCACTTGGTACATGGTTGGGTGGAACTGTAGGTGGTGTTGCTGGAACTGTAGTCCCAATTATTGGTAATTTAATTGGTGCTGGTGCTGGTGCTGCGATTGGAGGTCTTCTGGGTGGACTGATTGGAGATCAATTGGGTGTAAGTTTGTATGAAACAATCGTTGCCTATCAAAGACCACAAAGAATTGAAGGACGTGCTAAGGGTGGACAAATATCTACAAGAGGTGGAAAACAAGTTGGTGGAAAAATACAAAGATCTTTTAAAAGAGCAAAACCAAAACCACCAAAAATAAATGAAAGACCAGTTCAAATTGGTAGAGATATTGGTGGACAAGAAG